CTTGTATGAATTGCACAGATAAGATTCGATGGTCATTTGATCCAAGGGATTTGGGAGATATTCCTTTAGGTCCTAAGAAAGTGTCATTTCATGAATACCCAACATTAGCGGATGTGGAGCTCGATGATATGACTACGGTCAAGTTTACAAAGCACCCTACTAAAGATCAGGCGGAGTTAATATTACGAAGACAGATGTATAGGGCATTGATTGTAGCAGCGGAAGATACAGCCGAAGGAGAGGTTCCAGTAGAGAAGAAGCTGGTCCAGCCGATAACAAATTTAAATATTAAGTATCAGAACCTGAATTGTGCTGATGATGGAGTTATAAATGATAAAGGTGCAGCAGACTATAGGGTTAAAGGGCGATTATTTTTCCTCGTGAATGATAGTGTTTTGCATAGGATATTTCAGTTTAGAAAAGTAGAGCGAACCTATTATCCAGATTGTTCTACAGTCGGAGGTAGGCCTGCTAGAAATAAGAGTGCCCACAATGATATAGGCAGCACATGGGCGCATGGAGGGGCTTATATGAAATATTTGACGTTATTAGGAGACACCATGGATGTTTATGAAGAGGTAGAGCTTCCAGGAAATTCTCCAGAAAATGTGTGTAAGACGTATAGATGGAAGTCGAGGGGTACATCATCAGTTATAGAAGGTGATATTAGTGGTCTGGATACAAGCATAACAGCCATGCAGTTGGTTATATATATGATGTTTGCGTCATTTTGGATTATAAAAGATGAGTCAGACCATTATTATCGAATATTCCAATACTTGCTGGAGGCTTGTTCAGAGCAACTGGCAGGGAAAGTGGTAAGGTGGCTGGTAGATTATATGCTTTTGCTAGGTTGTATGCCTAGTGGGAGTTTGGAAACCAGCCATGGAAATACCTGGATTGTTATTAATTTTTACTGGTTTGGTTACATTTTCAATGAAATGGCGATATGTAGCTATGATGTTAGAAAGAAAATTTGGCATAGTTTGCTCAATCGAACCTTGGCGATTCTGGTGTTTGGAGATGACTTTATAGCAGTAATTCCGGATGAGTTGGAAGACATTATCACAATTGAGCGGTTTGCAGAATATTTGGATAGGTATTTTGGAGTGAAGATGAAAAATCTCGTTTCACATCGGTCTTTATTGACGTATTTAAGAGTGGAAAATGGTAATGTGTTAAGTTATGTTTATAAAGGTCCTTCCTATTTGAAGCGACGTTTTATATTGGCAGCGAATTTCAATTTGGGTCAGATTTGTGAGAAAATTGCCCCAGTGGTTTCATGGCGCCCTCAAGTTCAGTATTCCTGGCGGGTGGCGGTTCCTAAGGATCGCCCTGCCCCCATTTATATGAATTTGACAAGATTGATTGGTTTGGCGTACGATACTTTAGGAATAGATCCTGTGGCTTATTACATGATAAAGTATCTTTATAATAGGACGTATGCTATTTCTGTGAGGGCGTTTGGGAAGGAGTTCATAGATGAGAATATTCCTGTGTGGTTTGAGAATGATCAGAAGTATATGAAGAAGATAGGATTTTCTGCTCCTCATAACAGTTTTCCTCTTAGGGAGTATTTGTTGTCTTTGAATATATTTAATAGAGATTATCATCGTCCAAAATATCCGAAGGTAAGAACATGGCAGGAAGCGATGCTAGACACGGAGTTGTTTTAAAAAAAAA